ACAATTATTTGCTGGTGACAAAGTAGACGATAAATGGTTGCTTGATACTACTGAAAAGTGGTGTCAAGATCGTGCGATATATCTTGCGATTATGGAGTCAATATCTATTATTGATGGCAAGCATGAAGTATTAACTAAAGGTGCTTTACCTGATCTATTGTCAAATGCACTTGGCGTAGGCTTTGACTTAAAAGTTGGTCATGACTACATAGAAAACGCGGAGGATCGATATGAATTTTACCACACAGAAGAAGACAGACTTCCATTTGACTTGGAATACTTTAACAAAATCACCAAAGGCGGCGTCCCACGTAAAACTCTTAATATTGCTCTCGCTGGTACCGGTGTCGGTAAGTCTTTATTTATGTGCCATGTTGCTTCCTCTGCTCTAGTACAAGGTTACAACGTACTGTATATTACTATGGAAATGGCTGAAGAAAGAATAGCTGAAAGAATAGATGCTAACTTACTTAATATTCCAATTGATCAATTAGATAAGATAAGTAAAGATCAGTTTACCACAAAAGTTAGCGAGATAGCTAGAAAGACTACAGGTAAATTTGTAATTAAAGAATATCCAACTGGCTCTGCGCACTCTGGTCATTTTAGAGCTTTACTTAATGAACTTAAACTAAAAAGGCAGTTTGAACCAGACTTAATATTTATTGACTATTTAAATATATGTGCAAGTTCAAGAATGAAAGGAATGGGCGGTGCAATTAATTCATACTCTTACATTAAAGCAATTGCTGAAGAATTACGTGGCCTTGCGGTCGAGTTCGACATACCGATCTTCTCTGCAACGCAAACGACTCGTTCTGGTTATTCTAACTCGGATGTTGGGCTTGAAGATACAAGTGAGTCTTTTGGATTACCTGCAACTGCGGACTTAATGTTTGCTTTGATATCAACAGAAGAACTTGAACAACAAGGGCAGTTCATGGTCAAACAATTAAAGAATCGCTACAATGATCCTACAATACATAAGAGATTTGTCATAGGTGTAGACCGTAGTAAGATGAGACTGTTTGACGTAGAAGAGACAGAGCAAACTTTAACTGATGATACACCAGTATTTGATAAAACTGATACTGGTAAAAGATTTAAGGACTTTAAATTATAATGTTTTATGATATAAAAAGATTAAATGAACTAGAAAAAGAACTATCTGAAAACTTAATGCAAGCAGATGGAAAGACATGGGAAAAAGAATTTAAACCATTTTGGGTAAACTATAGAGGTGATATACCAAAGTGCTTGATGGTGATAAGAGAATATCGAAGTTTATTAGAGCAATTGGAAGCGAACAATGGAAAAACCTGAAGTTTATAAAGTAGATCCAAGATCAATACATATTGATCAACGTAAACAAGATTCAAGAAGAGATGCTTGGGATAGAGATTATATGCCAGCTAATTGGGTAAGACCTGAGAAAAAAACTGATAAACGTATTGAGAATGCAAAACCTGTGTTTATATTTGCATTTTTTTATGTTTGTATAATAGTAATGATGAGTAGCATAAAATGATAGCAAAATTAATTAGTTATAGTAAACCTTCAGAATTTACTACATATGATAAAGACATGCCAAAAAACTGTCAAGATCTGATAGCTTTTTGTGCAAGAGTTTCTAATCCATCTAATCAAAATAATACTGAGACGTCTGAGAAACTATTAAAATATCTTGCTAAACATAAGCATTGGTCACCGTTTGAAATGGTAAGTGCTTGTATCGAGATCAATACTACTCGTGATATTGCCAGACAAATATTAAGACATAGAAGTTTTAGTTTTCAAGAATTTAGTCAAAGGTATGCAAATCCTGTAGAAGAGTTAGAATTTGTTTTAAGAGAAGCAAGACTACAAGATAAGAAAAACAGACAAAATAGTATTAAAAATACAGAGTTAGCTTTAGACATGGGCTGGAAGCGTAAACAAGAAGAGGTAATTAAGGTTTGTAAAGAAGTATATGAGTGGGCTATAGAAAATGATGTAGCCAAAGAGCAGGCCAGAGCAGTATTGCCTGAAGGTTTAATCAAATCAAGATTGTATATGAACGGTACTATAAGAAGTTGGATACATTTTATTGAATTGCGTTCAGCTAATGGCACTCAAAAAGAGTGCAGTGAAGTTGCTATAGCTTGTGCAGAGGCGATATCAAAAATATTTCCAATGGTAAAAGAGTTTTGTAATGAGTAATCAAGTAATTTACATTAGTGAAGAAAGTTTTTACTGTGATGGAGGAGATGATTTTGGTCATCCAAGAGTTTACTACACCATGGTGAATGGTGAAGCGGTTTGCGGATATTGTAATATAAAATACATTTTAAGGAAAGATGATGAATAAATATACACAAGATATGACAGGTACAGGACAGCACGTTGAATTACCAGACCCCGGTCCAGAACCAGAGCGATACTATGACTGGATGCTTTGGAAATTAAGACAAAGTCCAGAATGGATAAAAGCCGTGCATGGCAATAAGATAGAAAAGAAGACAGAGTTTCAGACAGGAATATTTGAAGTGTGTAAAAACCTTTTAAAAAATAGTAGTTTAGCTTTGACTATTATATTTTTTATTGGTCATGTCGTGATAGCTATGGCAGTTGTCAGTATAATTACAGGAGCTAGTATTTGGGAAGCTGGCGCAGTTGCTTTAGTAGAACCTGCTGTAAATTCTATTTGGTTCTATGTATTACATAAACTTTGGAAAAAATATAGTTAACAGGTTAAGTGAAAACTTGTTTACAAAGCCACTTTTTTATGGTATAATATTCTTATAAAATTAAATAAGGAGTTGAAAATGGCAAAAGTAAAAAGTTTAATGATGGATTTACAAGAAGAGTTTTATGGTAAGGCAGCCACTCTTGTAAAAGATAGCGACTCAGTATGGGAAGCGCAACAAAGAGTAGAAAAGCTCAGGAAAGTCGAGTATAACTGGCTCGATCAGTTTCAAGTGGCAGAAGATGTAGAGAACTTTTACTATGCTTAATCCACAAACATACGTTAAGGGAATGCTCGCGGCTACGATAGCATTCCTCGGTCTGAGTTTTTGCAGTCCGCCAGCACCGGCACTAGAACTTAAGAAAATAATAAGACAGGATCAGGCAAAATGTCTTGCAGATAACATGTACTTTGAAGCAAGAAACCAAGCTTGGCGCGGTATTATTGCTGTTGGAATGGTAACGTTAAACCGCGTCAGTGATAACAGATTTCCAGACATCTTATGCGATGTGGTTAAACAAGGACCAACTAGCAAGTGGTGGTTTAAGACAAAAGGTAAGATTGTTCCTATACGTCATAAATGTCAGTTTAGCTGGTATTGCGATGGCAAGAGCGATAAGATACCTGAGTTCGATATTGAGTTATATAACGCAATATTTGCAAAAGCAGCTCGTATGATTGGCGAGTATAACTGGGGCAAACTAGACGATATGACTCAAGGCTCTACTCATTATCACGCAGATTACGTGTATCCAGAGTGGAGAGAACAAAAGACAAAAATGTTGCAGATTGGTAATCATATATTTTATAGATGGGAGAAAAGATGAGAGAGTTTATATATGATAGCTGGAATGGCATAATGAATGCCAACATTAATCCTTTAAGACATATACCTGACACTAACACTAGACACATGGTATTACAAGTACTAGCGTGGATGTGGTGCATTGTTTTTTCTATGTACGTAGGTAGCATATTTGTAATGGGTGTAACGATGATAGCTCATGTAATATTCTTAGCAGCCATTGTGATTACAGTAGCAACATTTGAAACCGCAAAAAATAATCCAAATGTATTTAAGCTAAGATTGGAACATAAGACTAATGGTTATCATACGCCAAGCAGAACAAGATACATGTATTATGATGGTAAAAGAATCGAGCTAGATAAGAACGACCCTGGAGGCGAGCATGAATGATAAAGATAAGTTACGCGGATATCGAGGATTAATTAGAAAAGATCTTGACGAGCTCGAAGCAAGACTAGATACTATAGAAGCAAAGATCGATAAGTTAAGTGCAAAGTTTGACAAGCATATCGACTTTATTGATGATACATATGAAGGATTGAAAAATCCAATTAAAATGGCAACGAGGTTTTTTAAAAGATGAGAATTGAAGATGATATTAAATTAGATTATAGTGATGTGTTGATAAGACCTAAACGGTCTACTCTTACATCAAGATATGATGTGGATATGAATCGTAATTATACTTTTTATCATTCAAAGAGAACATGGACAGGTGTACCTATTATGGCATCAAACATGGACACCGTAGGTACTCCAAGTTTACATGAAAAAATGTTAAGTCATAATATGATTACTTGTCCTGCTCGTCACTATATGAAAAAAGATGCAACGTGGTGGAGAGTTGGCACCACTGATAACAGAGTGCTTGGTAAAAACGTATGTATGATGGGAGGCGTTGAAGATGTTTCGCATCTTGTAACTCATCATCTAAAATGGGAATTCTTAGGAATTGATGTTGCTAATGGATATACTATATCTGTTATTGAAGCGATAAAAGATATGAGACAAAGACTTCCAGATACTACAATAGTTGCAGGGAATGTAGTGACTGCGGACATGACTCAAGAATTAATCTTAGCAGGTGCAGACATAGTAAAAGTCGGTGTTGGCCCCGGTTCAGTGTGTACTACAAGAACAAAAACTGGAATCGGTTATCCTCAACTTTCAGCAGTAATGGAATGTGCTGATGCAGCACACGGTTTAGGTGGACATATTATTGCAGACGGTGGCTGTAACACATCAGGTGATATTGTAAAAGCATTTGCAGCAGGTGCGGATTTTGTAATGATCGGTGGAATGTTAGCAGGTCATGATGAATGTGATGGTATAGTTAAAGATGGTGTTATGAAGTTTTATGGTATGGCGTCAAAGTCAGCAATGGATAGGCATAAAATGCCACACAGAGAGTACCGAGGAGTTGAAGGTAAGACAGTTTATGTTAAACATAAAGGTCCAGTGAATGATACATTAATAGACATATTAAGTGGTATTCGTTCGGCTTGCACTTACGTTGGAGCAAAAAGGCTAAAATCATTATCTAAGTGTGCAACCTTCTTAAGAGTAAATAATACACACAACACGATTTTTGGAGATGAGTAAATGATAGATTACAAATTTAGCGAAGATGAAAATATAAATGAACTAAAAAAGCATATTGACTCAACATACGATAGTCACTACTCAAAAGAAC